CATCTTTTTCCGTCAATAGTGTGGTAGTCACAAAATTCATCGGTATTAAAAAAGGTGTTGCCAATATCTTTCTGAAGCATTGATTTGAATTCGGAATCCATATTCTTGCCCCCTTAACCTTTATCAGCCGATTTTTACACGGACCGTGGCAGCTGATTCGTTGGCAGCTGATTCGGCCCAGCCACAAGGCACACCGCCTTCAGATGCTGATACGGTACCGTCTGCATAGTAGAGAGCCGCGCCCTGTTCAATTGCACCGTTGCCCTTGGGCATAGCATATACACCGACAACGTGTACGGTACCGATACAGCCTGCGTTGATAGCTGCGCCGACAACACCAACTCTTGTGTCGCCGATGCTTACGATTTCGCCTGTTTCGAGAGTGGCGTCTGTTGAGTTAAGAAACTCGATGGATTCGCCTCTGTTACTGTAAATAGCTTTTGCCATTATGGTTTACCTCCTTCGTCAAATTAAACATTGAGGGGATTTACGATTGTTTCACCGGGATTCTTGATGAACGCACGGAAGTCGATGGGGTTAACCTTCCAGTCATGCCATACATCCCACTGAACGCCGAGAGTGCCGACCTTTTCAGAACGTCTGCTTGTGGGCATTTCGTTGCCGTTGAGATAGTCGACCTGAAGACCCACATTCATAATAGGATCAGCGCCAAGGAACCAGGGAACGGCTTTACCTGCAGCGAGCTGATTAAGAACAGGGCTCTCAATGTGAATAAGGTCAGAACCGTAAAGCGGGTTGATGTCGTTGTTTGATGTGCCGGGAAGATGCTGAGAGTGAAGGATTGTCTTCATAGCATACTTGTAACCGGTACCTGTTACGATAAACTTGGGCTGCCAGAGAATGGGATTATCGTTGTGGTCTTTCTGCTGCTGACCTACATAGGTAGCACGCTCGATTGACTCAACAGAAGGCGCACATCCTGTTGTCATAAGATTCTTGTGGTCTGCTGAGAAGAAGGCCTTACCGTCAGCGAACTTAACGTTGTTAACGAGTGCACGGTAAACTTCGAGTTCAATTGTCATCTTGTCTGCCTTAACAAATGCACCGGGAATCTTGCTGAAGAAACCGACGTCATCGTTGATGAACATTTCTCTTGTGAACACATAGCTCTTACCGCGTGTTTCGAGTGAACGCTTGGGAAGCTTGGTTGTATCAATGCTGTCGGCCTTGAGCTCGCCGCCTTCCTTTACAACCTCGAATTCGCTGAACTGACCGAGAAGGTATTCGTTTGCTTTGGATTCCTTAAAGTCAGTAAGTGTACCCTTAGAGGTAATGTGCTGATATGTAGTGGGAATTGTCGGCCAAAGCTCAACAAAAGCCTTGTTGAAGCTGGTATCAACAATAGCACTGATAGCACTTGAAGGAGTCATAAATGAACGAAGGAAAAGATCATCATCGGTCATTCTTCTGAGATCTCTTTCGCTCTGGCCTTCACGAGCAAGAACTTCAATAGCAAGATCTCTGAAGGACATGCTGCGGAATTCATTTGCGCCGTCTGCAGGCTTATTGAGTGTGATACCAGATCTGAGAAGGATTGCATCAGAAGCGGCTGCTCTGAACTTATCGCCTTCATCCTGTGTAACGCCGACACCGTGAGGAAGCTGACCTTTCTTCATAGAATCAAGGATAGCTGCTCTTGCGGTATCAACAGTTGACTGGGGGTCATTAATAAATGCGGAAGGATCGTAATTGAATTCACGGCATATGCTTGTGATGTCGGAGATTCTCTGTCTTTCTGCATCAGCAGCTGCCGTTCTTGCAGCAGTGTCATCAGGCTCATCAACATCATTAAGCATGGTAATGTTTGCCTGAAGAATGTCCCACTGTCTCTGTTCGTCGTCAGTGAGGTTTGCATTGCCGGCGGCTCTGGATGCTTCTGTGATAGAGCGCTGCTGAGCAATCAGTTTGTTTTTCATTTCTGTTTTTGTCAATTTTGTTTCCTCCTTTAGGAAAGATTTTGATTTATCTGGGTTAAGCACTCTGAAATAGAAAGCGTTTTTACCGTTTCAGGTGCTTCCTCAGCATCGAATGAACGGCCAACACCGACCGTCGGGTCGGCAGGCACAGAAACGATTGAAATTTCAAGAGGAGTCCATTTTCTTGCGATACTGCAAGGTCCGGTATATTTACCGTCTGCACTGGTTTTGCCGGCGGCAACATCCTCCCAAGCATCAACCGTATAGCGAACACTCGTCGCCTTAAGAGTGCCGCTTTTAACCTTCTGATGGATAAGCTCTGCCGCTTCATCGGAATCAAAGCTGACTTTTGCCATACCTCTGTTACCGGAGAGCCACGCACTGTGAATAGGTCCGCAAACATATCCTGTCATATGGTTGAACAGGAGCACGCCGATTTCATTAAGACGGGAAAGGTCAATCGCACCGGGAGAATGGTCGAGAATCTCCGTTCCGAACCAACGAGTGTACGGTTCTTCTGAACTGAAGCTTAATTCAAAAGTACGGTCTTCTCCTTCGACCTCACGGATGCCATCAAAAGTGATGCATCTGCATCCGATGTTCTTATTCTTCTCCTGTTCCGCCTTCGTCTTCGGTTTGAGGTTTGCTTCCCTCATCAGGCGTTCCATCCTGCTTTCCCCCGTCGCCATTTCCGTTTTCGTCAGCAGGTTCAGGGGGTTCTGTTTCTGATTTTGGGGCATTAAATACACCTCCTATCTGCACGCCCTTTGAGGCGGCGTATTCATTGATACGAGCCCTTTCGTCAATGACATCCTTCCAATCTCTGCCGTTTTCGGCACAGACTTCTGCGAATGTCTTCTGACCGGACTCCATAGCAATCTTTGTAGCATTTACTTCCTTAACCGGATCTATCCAAGACTTCGGAGAGGTGATCCATTCATGCTTGAGATAACCGATTTTCTTGGAATGATCATCAAAGAAGCCGGGCATATGGAATACACCAGCGAGGATTCCCGAAATAATGAAAGCTTCATACACTTCGGTCATAACCTCCTGAATAAGCTCCGCATCCTCTGCAAACGCCAAATCATCTTCGATGATGCTCTGACGAGCTGACGAATAATTAACTCCCGTCATATCACGGCTGACCGCTTCATAGCTCAAACCGTGTCCGGCAGAAATAAGGCGCTGTTCAATACCCAGCATTCCGTTGGCTTCACCGTAAGAACCTTTCGGATCAACAACCTGTATTTCATCACCGGGATTCAGCTCCTGAATCATTCCGGGAGCGAGCATCTTTCCGCTGTATTCCAATCTCTTCTCATTTGCAGAAGCATTGGGAGTAGGACCTCTGCCTACACCGACAGGAATACCTGCTTGTCTTTTTACAAAGACAGCAAGACAAGCGGCGATTCTTTCCTTGACCGATACAGCTGTGATGAATTCGTTGGCATCACGGATTCTGTTAATGCTTTGAGAAAAGTCAGAAACCTCTCTTATCTGTGAAGGTCGAGTCTTCTGCCAAAGGAAGATAATTCTGTCAGCCTTGTAGTAAACAGGCTCGTTAAGCTGGAATCCGTCAAGGTTATATTTCTGTATCCAGTAACCAACCGGACGGTTGAACTCCGTCAGCTCGATACCGTCAATGACCTTGTTGCCTTTATGTTTCGGTGCGTGCCAGTAATCACACAGCTCGTCCACTTCGAGAGCCTGAAGCTGAAGAGGAATCTTGTTCTTGCCTGAATAGCATTTGAGGAACAAAATACCGCCGTCAATCTTCTTTCTCTGCACGGCCATTCTCATCATGGCCGTAAAGGACTGCTGACCGGTTACATCGCAATTGAACTTCCTTGTCCACTCTTCCCACTCTTTTTCAATCAAATCATTGAGAGCGTCGTTCGAAGTCTGAGGACGAAGTTTGAAACCGTATCCGATAACATTTCTTTTAAATGCGTGAGTGATACTGTTGGCGATGTCACTGTTTCTCTCAAGATCACGTGCACGTGCACGAATAATATCTCTGGCCGGTCTGTCCGTATATTCGGCAGGCTCGTTTGTGGCCGGCCACATAGAATTGGAACGACCTTTACCGGCAGCATCATAGCTGCGCATCGCATTGAGCTCCTGTCGCCATGCTTCTCTTTTGTAGGCTCTCTCAGGAGATATGAAGGCAATGAGAGAATCGAGAGGATTTATCTTCTTTTCTTTCTCCAACCTTTTTTACCTCCCTTCGAAAAAAGCTACACAACAACCACCGAAGAGCGGAGAATCATTTGCTTCAGCTGCAATCTGGGCTTCAAGATCTTTTTTCATATTTCTGAGTTCGGTAAGGTTTGCCCTTGTAAGGCTTCGACTGCCGATAGTGTATGACTGCCCGGTTGTTGTGATTGCAACAATCGCTTCATTAACCTTCTTCAAAAGGTCCTTGTTCGAGTAACCCTCTATTGCTGACATAATGCTTCCTCCCTTCTTTGTAGTAATTTTTGAGATGATGTCCCGTTGTGAGACAATCATGTTTCATGTTGTTCAAGAGCTTAATATCGCGTTTGAGAAGATAAGCAGTCTGAAGGTCACCTTTTCGTTTCGCAACTTTAAGCTCCTGTTTTTTGCGATTGATTATTGATTTAAGATTCTCTGCGCTGGTCAAATATTCTTCACCGAGTTCTTCAAGTTTCTTCATTACCATTCACTCCAAAGTCCGAATGTATCATTTCTCTCGACAAGGTTCTTATATGAAAGAGAAACTTCTATATCATCGTTGATAATCTCGGCAAATTTCTCAGGGCACTCAATAGTCAAATGACTATATCCTTTATTAACAACATTTAATTGAATGTTTCCCGCTTTCGTGTTGCAAGCTGTAAGATGGATATGGTCGCCCGGAACAAGACCATTGATGCACAACGTAATACGTCTGTTGAAACTCCACATTTCTTTTTTGATGACGAAGTTGGAATACCATGATGTACCTGTTCGTATTTTCCACAATTCCTTTTTATCGTCATAAACATACGAGCCGGAAGGATGATAATTGATCGGCAAGTAGTCAAGAAAAACGCCTTCAAATTTTTCAGCATTGTTGGTTTCCTGACACATGACATCTATAAGAGTCGGCCACGCATGAGAAGGCCAGTCGATATGCTCAACCTTTGCGCCGTCTTTAATTAAAACGAAGCTGTTTTCTTCAAGCACATCGGTAGTAGCCCACGAGTAAACAAAGGTGCCATCCCAACCATGAGGACTGAATGTAATAACCCAAGCATTGAATGTTTCATCAAAATACCTCTCAATCACATAATGTTTACCGTCATGCGTCGAGAATGTTGCTGATGCTCTGATGCTCTTATCCTCGTTTTCATCCGGTTCGGGAATGTGAGACTGCCAAATGTAAACAATCGGATAAACAACAGATGTTTCAGGAATAAGGCTTGAATAATTCGGTATATCACCGGGTGTCAGATAATTTCCTTCCGAGTACTTCACGAATGCTTTGTCACCGTTTCTTGTACCAGGACGCAAATCAACGAACACCATACGTTTTGTAAGTGAGCCGCTTTCAACATCAATAGTCTCTGTTCCGATATCGTGCGACGATAATTCCCAATATGATTCAACGGTAAAATCCGCACAGTTTCTTGTCATCCTGTGAAACCATGTAGCGTAATCAAGAACAGGCTCATCATTTATGGTGAGATTACCGTTCTCTCCCACATCAAGAGATTCTGTGAGAGTTTCCAATGAGGAAACCTGTTCAGAAAGTTCAGCGACCTGAACACCAATGCTTGCGGCAAGTTCGGCCAAGAACATATCAAAATCATTTTTGTCAATGGGAAGCTCTTCATCATCATAGATGTTATCGCCACCTGCACCGGCTCCTGTGTTGTTCACAAACACCATATTTGTAGAAACGGTTGAACCGTCTTCGTATGCTGCCAATGTTCCAACAAAAACCTTGGAGAAAGGTGTGCTTAAAATCTTTCCGGGAATAAGGCATTCACCGTCTTTATTGATTACGGCAGGAAGTGCCTTTTTTAATCCTCTTGGGGTAACAGCCTTAAACATCGCAATCTTTCTTGCACCCTTCCATACAGGATCCGATTCAGAAAAGATAAAATTGACATTTATTGAATTGTCATTTCCGCTGGGCAAATCAGCAGTCTTCAAAAGAGTAGCTTTTCTGCCCGAAATTGAAACTGTTATCATACATCTCCCTCCTTTCTATAACCATGATTCTCCGACCGACAGCCAATCGCCTGATGAAAGCCAATTGTTTTCTTCTGGGGTTGAAGTAGGTTCTGATGTTGGAGATTGAGATTCTTCTTCGATATTGGAAAGGTGAATCGAGCGGACATTGTTCATATCAGCTGCCGCCATCGCATAAACCTCACAGTCGAGATAGTGGTTGGCGCCGTGGCTTTTCTTCTGAACCCACACTGATTTCTCGCGACCTCTTTTATCACGAGTAACAACGAGATGTTCAGCGGTTACCTGTTCGGCATATTCACGGCCACAACCTTTAAAGACCATCCACGATTTCGGTCCGTTCTCCAACCTCATCCTGGATGCGATAAGATTCTTATACTTACCGCCATCAACGATTATCAGCTGCATACCGTGAGCTTTTGAATAAGATTTGTTGACCGTACTGATTTTGTAATGATCATTCATATCTGACTTACCCTTGCACGGAAACGCCCATTCACTGTGCTCGGCGCAGAAATTATATACATCATCGGTCTGGTCACCGGAGTCAATAAAAGCGAGAGTGGTTACCATCGGAGTTCCGCCGTCTTCTCTCTCGTATTGAAGGTTCAAAACTTTTTCAAGAGCTTGCCACGAATGGACCTGTCCTCTCGTCACAAGCTGTGAGGTTATAAAATCACCGAATGCTCGGATAACATAGTAGATACAGTTTTCCTGAACATCGGCGCCGGCAGTCAGAAATTTTGCCCAACTCGGGACAATGAATTCTTCAAGCTCGGTCTGACGATCCATAACAAGATCGGCGCTTGTTTTGAGTTTCGTATCCTCCCAAGGCTCAGCGAGCCATGAGTTTGTGAAATTATGCAGCTTATCCGGGTCGTCTTTTGCGTCCATGAAAGCTTTAGCGATTTCAGCAAAGGTCGTAAACGGGCTGTACAATGTGTTCAGCCAGAATGCAACCGAACGAGCGACCTTTGTTGATTCCTTAACAGCTCTCCATTCGCCCTTTTGGAGCATTGACGGTTTATCCCTGTCGTGAATAACTGCACCGCACTCCTGGCAACAATAAAATGCTTCTGCTGCACGGTCAGCGTGACTCATGCCGGTCTCTTTTCCCGGCCATTTAATTTGCACAAAAAACAATTCGATAAACTCGCCACAATGAGGACAAGGAACAAAATAGTGCTTTATGGTATCAGCTGATTCCATAGACTTCCAAATGTGTCCGGTGCGTGTTGTTGGAGTAGAACACTCATATATTTTTCGGCCACGGAAGGTCTTGGTTCGTTCTTTTGCAAGTGAAACGGGGTCAGCTTCTTTTTGTCCTGCAGAAGGATATTTATCAACCTCATCCAGGAACAGATACTTGATGGGTTTCGATGCAAGTCCACTCGGAGAGTTTGAGCCGGCTATGGATATGTACATATTGTCGAACTGTAACTCGTCCTTCTGGCTTTCATTCTTGAGATAATGCTTTGCCAGTTCAGGCGAACCTTCGAACATAGGTTGCAAACGGTTTTCACTTGTCTCCTCACCGAGATCATCGGTCGGATAAACCACCATTGTCGGCGAAGGATCCTGAGCGACTATGTATGCAAGCATGTTCTGCATGGCTTCGGTGCCGCCTACCTGCGTTGGTTTGACAAAAGTAATCTCCTCTGTCTCATAGTTGTTGAACTCATCCATGATTCCAACGAGGTAAGGTGTTATCTGGTTTCTCCACAGACCAGGCATTGCAGATGATTTGGAATCCAGCAGTCTGTATTTTTCAGACCACTCAGAAACAGTAAGGTCGTCAGGCGGCTTCAGAGCCGATAATGCTTCGACAATGTAACTGGGTGCTGAATATTTCCCGACCTTGAACTCATTCAGTGCCATCGACCGAACCACCTTCCAGTCCTGCAACGTAGAAGGAACGAAGCATCTGACTTACCTCCTGCCGCATATCCTGTTCAATGCCTCTTGCCACCAAAGGTTCAACATAGCCACCTATCAAGCCTCCGACTCGGCTTGGTATGGCCATGGCAAACTTTTTGAAGGTAGTAAAGAAACGTTGATAGTCCTTCTTGACTTCATCAATTGTGATATATTTACCTAATGCAATGTCAGTTCGAAGCTGATGAAGCTGACCTTGAGACTGTTTGAGTTCGATTTCTGCTTCCAGCTTATCAGCCTTCAGCTTGTCGACTCTGTTTTTCTCGGTCTTCCGCTCGACTTCAGCTACCGTGTGTGAAATGTAAGCCTGAACACAGACACTCAGGTCATATGTTTTCGCCTTTCCGCGTGTGCCAACACTCTTGAAAAGTTCACTTTGAGTAAGCCTCTGAGCTGTACGGAGTGATACACCGATTATGTTGGCGAGCTCACCAATGGTAACCTCGTTATTTGGCGGAGAAACTTTATCCGCATTTTGTTCACTTTTCTTTGTTTTTGGCACTTTTTTCACCTCCGGTATAGCTTTTGTGTCCCGCCAAGTGAAATTTTTTTTAATTTTTTTAGGGGAAACTCCTGAAATTCACTTGCCCCGCAAGAAAAATGCGATTTTACAGTACCTTTTTGTTTCACAAAAGAAATAAGGCCGGCTACCAACGGATAACCGGCCTCACTCTTTGCGGAAGATGATCAAATGACTGGAAAAACCAAACTCACAAGCGGATGGGACAATGTGAAACAAACGCACACAATGAGGTGTGTACCGTAACAAAAGGAAGTCGAGAGCATCGTATGTGTCCGCCTGTCCACACATAACATATTAAAGTCTATATTAGTACGATTAAATGGTAATTAAATATGTTCTTGTAAGATTGTGTATGTTTCTGTACGATTGTGTGATAGTCGCCTATGTTCCGCACTTTTGAGCGGGGTGTTCCGCACTGTATTCCACACCTTTACAGCCAGAAAACCCTTGAAAAATAAAGAAGTCCGCACTTTCCGCACTATTTCAGCGGGATATGCGGACACTATTATTTCGATATAACAATTACCTGAATTTCACGCATGATATATATAACACATTAGGTGCGGAATATGCGGAATGTATGGTTCTATTTATTATTTATTTTAATTATAATATTTTAAATATTAATAAAAGAGATATATTAATTTTCTATTCCGCACTTTTTTCCGCACTTTTTCCAGCTTATCAAAAAACTGCGGACACAAAAAAAGAGCGTACCGGTTAAGGTACGCCCTCTGAAGCGGCTTACGCCTTATTAATTTTGTAAAGAATTATTGCACTGACGGCCTTGACGAGCTGTTCAATATCAACATGGGTGTAAACCCTCTCTGTGACATCTTTGCCTCTTGAATGACCCATCAAACGTTTAACAAGAAGTTCATCAACCCCCTGCTTATAACAGGCCGAAGCGAACGTGTGTCTTGTAACATGCGGTGTGAACTGCTCGCCCTTCGAATCCAGAATGCCGAGCTTCTCCATCAGAGGCGTAAACATTTCTCTTCTGAAATAGTTCGGAGTGACCGGCACAAGCACAGTGTATTTGTTGGGTTCTCTTCCGCGCAATTCTTCCCTACACACGAGCTGAGGTCCGTTCATCGCAAGGAGTTCGTCAACATATTTCTGGGCCTTCGGATGCACAGGAACGATTCTGTTTCTGCCTGCATCGGTCTTCAAGCCGCCTTTGAAATATTTGTCTATAGGGTCGTAGTCTTCAATTTTGAGGCTTAAGAACTCGCCGATTCGCCAGCCAGTATAGCACAATATCAAAGTGAGCTTTGCTGCATAGTTGCCTTCTTCGGCAGCCTGTTCAATAGCCTTAATTTGGTCTTCGGTAAAAGTCTCTTTTTCTTCGACTTCGTTCGGAGGAAGAGAAATATAATCTGCGTAGTTCTTTTCAATAATATCATACTGCATAGCATAGTCTTCAAGCAAGCTTGCAAGCACTTTGACATTATGCATAGAGGAATATGACATGTTGGATTTTTTCATAACATCAATAATCGTCTGAAAATGACCGGTGCGAATGACACTGACTTTGAGACCATGCAAGTCAGCCATCTGTTTCCAAGCTGCACGGTAGCAGTCAGCTGTACTCTTACGGATTTCTTCATATTTTCTTTCGCTCCACTCGTCATAAAGCTCTGTCAAAGTGAAATTGTCTTTTGTGCCTCTGTTTCTGAGCCACTTGTTTAACACCCTTTCAGCTTCTTCGTATGTCTCATAATAGCCAAGAGATATTCGTTTTTTCTCACCATTCACATTAACATGAGGGGTTTCCGCATGCCATGGTTTTGTACGATTACCTGTTTTGATTGGTCTAACTGAGCCTTTGCCGTTAGGTCTTCTTTTCATAAATAAAATACCTCCATAAATAAAATACTTGATTTTTATGGAGCATTTTGGTACAATGAGTATACCAAAGCACTCCATTGAGATTTCGCGGTCTCCTTTGGATGAGTTATTGTGTTTTGGGTGCTTGTTCGACAGTCGAAGGTGGTGCTTCGGCTGTCTTTTTTTATGCCTATTTTTACGATTTATCGCATTTTCTTACGATTTATCGTATTTTTTTACGTTTTTGAAAGCCAAGCTGACATACTGTAGGTAGAAGACAATTCATGCGTCATTCTTTTCGCACTTCTTACACTTGCGATATCCGGCCGCTTTTGCTTCTTCTTCGAGCATAAATATCGGGCTCTCGTAACTGTAGCTGCACATGCCGTCCGTATGATACACCTTACTGCCGGGATAAATCATTACCGAGCCGGGAGCAGGTGGAGTATACGCAGGCGGAGTATATTCACTTGTTACGGACGTCTTCTGTTTTCGACCGAGAATAATCAAAACGGCGCCGATGATAAAGAACACACTCGCAACGAGCAGGGACTGTCCGAAGCTTGTACCGTTGTCGGCCGACTGAGTAATTATAATTGATATAATACCAAATATAATAACGCCAACACCGACCTTTGATTTGGTTGACTTAAACATTCTTACCCTCCTTTCTTTCGTAACATTCAACGCCCCAAGACTTTATCATAGAGATGAGAAGTTCTTTCTGGGTGTCAGTAAGGAAACATTTAAATTGAAGATCCTGCTTTCGCTCAATCTTGATTGAAAAACTGTCTCTTAACTCTTCCCATTGTTCTTCTGTATAGGACAATCCAGTATCCAAATCTATAATTTCATCATCGAAACCGATAGTAGTTTGCGAAACATTATCATCCCACCCAAGCAGATAACCGTGACTAACCTTGAGTGCGGCCGCAAAGGAATCAATTTTAGAATGTGGAATGTCATTCTCGCCGATTTCAATCTTATAAATTGAAGACCTGGATTTGTAACCTAATTTTTTTGCAAGTTCATCTTGACTCATGCCGAGTTCTTCTCGTCTCTTTTTTATAATTTCGCCTATATTGTATGTTGCCATTGCTGTTCACCTCACTAATAAAATACCACATTGTAGATAAAAAGTCAACAATTATTGAATTTTTTTCAAAAAAATGTTGACAAACGTTCTACAACATGATATTATACGGTTGTAGATTTGAAATCCACAGATTAAAACATCGAACGAAAGGAGGAAATGTCTATGTGCCGCAAACAGAAAATCATTGTAGATACGGTTCTTCTTGAAAAAGCAATATCGGATAGTGGTCTTAAGAAGAAAAAGATTGCAGAAAGATTAGGATTAAGTACATATGGTCTTTCCAAGAAGATACAAAACGAAACAGAATTTCTTGCGACAGAAATAGTTCTTATATGCGAAATGCTTCATCTCTCTCCTGAGATGAGAGAACTCATTTTTTTTACTCTGCGTGTAGATTTATAATCCACAAGCACCCACACACCAACACACCAATAACTTATACAAAGGAGTTTTATTATGGAAAAATTTTATTTCACCTACGGACAAAGCGAATCATTCCCGTTTCAGGACGGATGGACAGAAGTTTATGCAGAGAATATGGGACAAGCACAGGCTCTGTTCAGAGCGGTTCACCCTGACAAGATACCCGGAATCCTTAACTGTTCGTTTGCCTACACAGAAGAGCAGTTCAAAAAAGGCGATATTTACAAGAAGGGACACAATTACGGTAAGGCTTGCCACGAGGTTATCGGCCGTTTTGAATCTCCCAGAAAAATTCTTGACCAAATGCTTGATTTGATAAAAATAGTCGCAGCCGAGAAAAACAAAGAAATGTTTGAAACTGGTATGGGACAGTATTTCGGCGCAATATCATATGCACGACTTATCAATATGATCTCTGACGAGGAAAGTGATGAGAGATTGTCCAAATTGTATTTTGAACTCACCGGCAAAGATACTCTCCCCAAAATCAAAAAATGCTGCTTTTGTGGTGAACCCATTCCGAATACTGTTCATCAACACAATGCTATGCCGATTAAAGACGACATCTGCTGTCTGAAATGTAACATAACTATTGTTGCGCCTGCGAGAGCTCGTCTTGCGAAAGGGGGTCTTATATGATGACTGATTCCGAAATCCTCGCAATGAAGAAGGTTTCGACAGCACAGGCCGCCAGATACTTAGGCATGGATGACGTTACATTGAGGCTCGGTCTTCAGAGCGGTGAGCTACCGTTCGGCACGGCCTTCAAAGGTACCAGAGACGGATATGTATACGACATCAGACCGGAAGCTCTTGTTCACTACAAGCACCACGGCAAGGGAATTTCCTACACCTTACTCGCAACTGAAATAAGCACTCAAATAATCAATACACTCAAAGACATTGGAGGCATACATATATGAGAAAAATATTAACTCTCCCACTTTTTTTATTCGCGTTCATTTTCGGTGATTACTTCGAATGGTATGAAACCGTGATGATATTGGTAGTAGCTTTGGCACTCGCCTTCGAACCTGAACTCATCAAGTTTGAAAACTGGCTATTCCCGCATATTAAGAAGAGCTTTCGCCACTACTTGGCCAAGAAGGTTCGCAGTTCAAAAGTCCTTATGAGATGGATTAACAATCCCGGCACCACACTTTATGAGGCTTTTACCGATTCCTTCAACAAAATACCCGTTGAGGTAAGAACATCGTGGCGCAACTCGATAGAGAGGGGTGATTACAGTGCCTGACAGATGTTTTGCACTCACAGATAAGGGCTTCTGCTCCTGCATCAGAGTGAAGGTCTGTCCGGGAAAAGAAAACTGTCGTTTCTACAAATCCGAACAACAAGCCGATGAAGACCTCATCAAATCTTACCAAAGGCTTTGCAAGCTTCCGATGGAAGTGCAGAAAGCAATAGCCGAACACTATTATAACGGCGTGCACCGCTGGAGCATGGAGCTCTATCGCCGAAGAAAATTAAAAGAAATGGAGAACAAGCACAATGACAAATAACACAACAACAATGACAGTTAAACTCACATTCACAGAAGATGTCCTTGGAACCGCTAATTCAAATCCCGATATACATAGGGAATATATCGCATCAAAAGCACCCGATGCACCTACCACCGCCGAAGAAGTTGAAGCTCTCGGTGTTGATCAGGTGATTGAGAAAGCAATGACCATCTTCCCCAAAAACGAAGACGGCATCCCCTTCCTCTACGATTATCAGATTAAGGGTATGTTTAAGGATGCCGCCGGTATGCTTACCCGTGTACCCGGCACAGAAAGCAAGAAAATCAAAGCCTACAAGAAGGTTATCGACGGTGTTATATTCGTTGAGCCTCGTAAAATACCGTTTGAGCTTTCGGGTCCCATCGGTAACTGTCAGCGTCCTCTGAGAGCATCCACTCCTCAGGGCGACAGGGTGGCTCTCGCCGACAGTGAATCCGTTCCTGCCGGCAGTACGATTACATTCACAATTATTCTTCTCAGCAAAGAGCATAAAGACGCCGTTAAAGAATGGCTCGACTACGGAGCCCTTCGCGGAATCGGTCAGTGGAGAAACTCCGGTAAAGGTCGCTTCACTTGGGAAGAAGTTGAATAAATAGCTATGGCAAGGCGCCGCTTCGAGTTGCACCGCGCTGCGAAGGCATAGATACGCGAAGCATTGCTGGGGATGAGCCACACACCGTCAGCAGAGCAATGGCGAAGCAAAACCTGGTTCGCTTTGCGAAGGAACGGCATAGTGGAGTGCTGCAAGCATGGGCAGAGCAATGGCGTAGCTAAGCTCAGATGCGCAAAGAACAGCAAGGGAGTGGTTTTGTATTGCTGGGTATGGCCAAGCAAGGGCATGGCGAGACGAACTCCGAAACGCTGAGCACAGCGTGCGTTTTATGTTTCTGTAAATCGCACGCGTGTGTTCATCCGTACATTTTGCAACGGAATAGAGGTGCTGAGCATTGAAACGCAAAGGAAATGCCCCTCGAAATATCGAATAGCAAAGCAAAGGCTATGAATGGCCCAGTACATCAACGAGAGGCAAAGCTATGGAATAGCGACGCGGAGAATTGTCAAGCAATGGAAGAGCAACGTAATGTAAAGTGGTGCAAAGGCGGCGCGTGGCGGTGATTCGCAGAGAACAGCAAAGGCAGAGTTTAGCAGCGCGAAGCACAGCAAAGAAACCCCAATTTATATTCAGAAAGGATATCACAACAATGAGTTTAAGAAAAATCAAAAGAAATATGGCCCGTAAACAGCTTGAGGCGGAAGGCCGCCGCCGTATTAATAAAAATGAAAAGAACCCCTACGGTACGAGCAAGCTGGCTTCGGACTTCTCCTACGACTGGAAGACTGCTCTGGCTCGCAGAGTAAAGCACGGTGCAGCTCTTAATGAGCAGAAGAAAGCGAGGGCGAGATAATGGCAAACATTATGGGAGACAATCTTCACAAGCTCGCTGACGGTGAATCTCTCGCACAGTACCGTGATTCAGAGTATCTGGGTTCCATCGATATCGAACCGGACAAAGAGCCTATCGTCACTATCGAAGGTATCTATCACGGTAAGGTCACACTTGCCGGCAGAAAACAGGACAAGGGTGTAGTCAATTTCGTTGAGAAATCCGTTCCCGGTCTTAAAACCGTAAGACCCCTTGTTCTCAATGCAACAACTCTCGGAACTCTTAACAAATTGTTCGGAGGCACAGAACCCCGTCACCTTGTAGGCAGAAAAATCCAGCTGTATGTTGACCACAACGTTCGTGATCCTCAGAACGGCGGCACCACAGACGGTGTTCGCATCAGGCCACGTGCTCCCAAGGGCATTGAACAGAAGTGTGCTGATTGTATGAAGGTTGTCGGACCTGCACACGGTATGTCGGCCGAAAGAGTTGCCGAACACACCAAGAAGACTCACGGAAGAATACTCTGCGCAGAATGCGGAGCAAAAGCAAAGGCTGAAAAAGAAGCCGCAAAAACAGAAGGAGATGCATTAAATGAGAATAACGAAACTCAGAATTAAAAATGTTTTCGGTATAAGAGAATTAGAGCTCGACGGCAAAGACGTTGAGCTTATCGGCACTAATGGTGCCGGCAAGAGCTCTGTTATTGACGCTATCAGAACCGCTCTCACAAACAAGAGCAACAGACCCTACATTCTCCGCAACGGTGAGAATGAGGGCGAAATCTATGTAGAGACCGACACCGGACTTGTCATCAACAGAAAGAAGAGAACCGATCAGGCAGATTATAAATCAGTCAAGAACGGTTCAGAGGTTATCACCAGTCCCGAAAGCTTCCTGAGTACGCTGTTTACTCCTCTTCAGCTCAATCCCGTATCTTTTATTCAGATGAGCGAAAAAGAACAGAATCAGGCAATCCTTGACCTCATCGAATTCGCTTGGGATATTTCTTGGATTATAAAACAGTTCGGAGAAGTTCCTCGTGATGTTGACTATGACCAGAATATTCTTCAGGTTCTTCACGACATTCAGTCTGAGAACGGCTACTATTTCAAGCACCGTCAGGATATCAACAGAGACATCAAAAGCAAAACGGCGCAGGCTGAAGGTCTGGCATCAGGCATTCCTGCAAGGTTCGATGCCGCACACTGGGAATCGTTTGATTTGTCGGCAAAATACAGAGAGCTGGCAGAGGGACAAGATATCAATGGCAAAATTGCAAGAGCAAAAATGTTCCATGACAGTTACAACGATAAGGTAAGAGGTATTGACGGCAAGAGAGAAATTGCTGTGAGTGCTCTCCGCTCTGAAACGGAATCTGAACGCAACACTCTCAACAGTACTATTTCAAGACTTGAAGCCGAAATTAAAGCGGCCAAGGAAAAGCTCGCAGGACTGGATGCACGACTTGACGAGAAAATCGCTGTTGTGGATGCCCAGCGTGAAGCCGATATAGCAAAACTTGATAAAGATATGGGTACCGCATCGGACTATATGAGCAGAACTCCCGTTGACACCAAGTCTATCCAGGCTGATATTGACACTGCCGAAGAGATGAAGAAGAAGCTCTACGATTACAACAGAATGGTTGCTCTTCAGGACGAAGTTGAAAAGCTTACAGCCGAAAGCGACGAACTTACCGCAAAAATTGACCTTGCCAGAAAGCTGCCCGGTGTAATTCTTGAATCAGCCAAACTCCCCGTTGAAGGTCTCTCCGTCGTTGACGGTGTTCCTCTGGTTAACGGTCTTCCCATTCGTAACCTTTCTGAAGGCGAAATGCTTGACCTCTGTGTTAACGTTGCTCTTTCAAAACCCAACGGCATCCAGCTCATTCTCATTGATGGTGCAGAAAAGCTCAGCGAAGTCAACCGTCGGCATCTCTACGAAAAGTGCAAAGAGAAAGGCGTTCAGGTTATCGCATCGAGAACAACCGACGATCCTGATCTGTTGGTGACTGCATTATGAAACTGACGGCCGAAAATTATTATTCGGTCGAGGCTCAAAAACATTATATGGGTTACAGCCAGTTCAAGGATTTCAGCGAATGCGAATACAAGGCTATGGCAATTATAAACGGCGATTACCAACAGAAGCAAACAGATGCAATGCTTCTCGGAAGCTTTGTTGATGCTCACTTCGAAGGTAATCTCCGTTTGTTCAAATCACAGCACCCGGACTACAAGAGAATCAAAGCCAAAGCTGAAAAGATGATCAGCTGCGTTGAGGATGACGAGTTGATGATGAAATATATGAGTGGTCAGAAGCAGGTTATTATGACCGGCATAATTGAGGGAATTCCCATCAAAATCAAAATTGACTCGTTTCATCCCGGCAAGGCAATCGTTGATTTCAAGACAACCAAGAATTTTGAGCCTCTTTTCGTTAAAGAAAAAGGTGTAGTCTCTTGGATTGAAGCTTGGATGTACGATATGCAGGCGGCTGTTTATCAGGAGATCGTTTTTCAAAACACAGGTAGACGGCTTCCCTGCTATATCGAAGCAGTTACCAAAGAGGATGTTCCGGACAAAGATCTCATCCTTCTTCCTCAATCGCTCCTGGATTCGAATTTGACCATCTTCAAAGCCGATGCACCCAGATATCAGCTGATCAAGGAAGGCAAGCTTGAACCGATAAGATGCGGACACTGTGATCCCTGTAAATACACCAAAAAACTCGACAGAATAACAAAATATGAGGAGTTGATTCTTTCTGCTTAACTGTGCAGTAGTTATGGGCCGACTGGTTGCCGACCCGGAATTAAAAATGACAACCAACACAATAGAATATTGCAACTTCACTGTTGCGATACAGAGAGCCAGAGACAAAGAAAAATCAGACTTTGTTGATGTTCTCGCATGGCGACAGGCAGCACGCTTTGTATCTCAATATTTCAGAAAAGGCTCGATGATCGCAGTCCAGGGATATATTGAAACAGATACATATACCGACAAAAACGGCAACAGAAGAAAATCCTTCAGAATTGTGGCCGATAACGTCAGCTTCTGCGGAAGCAAATCCGAACAAAGCGGTTCATCAGCGCCGCCGAATCTTTCTGTTACTCCTCCCGGAGACGGTGAGGGTGATTACCATGAGATTCCGGAAGAAGACTTACCATTTTAAGAGGTGATTAAAAAATGCTGATCCAAATTGACACTCGTGAGAAGAAAGATGTCATCGAAGGTATCAAACAACACTTCGACAGTCAGGGCATCGGGTATTTTGACGAAAAACTTGAAGTCGGCGATTACGAGGACGTACACAACCCCGGTGTAGTAATCGACCGCAAGCACAATCTTAACGAACTCTGCAGCAACCTTTCCGATGTTCCTCAGAAGAAGAAAGGTACCAAGGTGTTCAAAATGAACAGCCAAAACAAAACCATTACCGACCGTGAACGTTTCATCAGAGAAATCAAACGTGCTCAGGAGCTGGGCAAAAAGCTCATATTTCTCGTTGAACACGGTCAAGGTATCAAATGCCTTGAAGACGTGAGGAAATGGAAGAATCCGAGACTGAAAGAATCCGCCCTCGCCACTTCAGGTGAAATGCTTTATAAGAAGCTTCTCATTCTCGAGAACGAATACGGTGTCAAGTTCTACTTCTGTTCCAAAAAAGACACCGGAAGAGAAATAATCAGACTTTTGAAGGAGGCATCCGATGAATAACCTTACTTTGTTCGCCAAAGAGATTTCACAGGCTGTGAATATGAAAGAGGCTCTCTCTTTCTATGGCTACGAAGTAAACCGTTCCGGATATGCTGCCTGTCCGTTTCACAACGAGAGGACGGCAAGCCTCAAGGTCTACGACGACCATTTTTATTGTTATGGATGCGGCGCCAACGGTGACATTGTTGAATTTGTCAGAAGATTGTACAACTTGGAATTCGATGCCGCAATAAACAAAATAAACGATGACTTTCTTCTTAGACTTCCCCTTGATGGAAACAAGCTTACTCCTGCTGAGCAGGCAGAAATCGACAGAAGAGCCAGAGAGCTTAAAGCAAAAATGGAAGCTGAAGAAAGAAAAAGGATTGAAAACTCAAACAGATATTTCTCACTGCTTGATGAATATATAAAATACGAAAACTACTTAGCAAAATATCGTCCCGCTCAATATGTTGAAACGCTGCATCCGTTATTTGTGGAAGCATTGCACAACATCGATAGAGTGGGCTATCTCTTAGATACATTTGACAGAGAAGGAGGCTCTGATACTTGATAGATTTACAAACAATCTCCAATAATCCGGAGGAACTCGAAAAGTATTCAGCATATGAGCTTCTCTCACACGATTTTTTAAAATCCGTTAACGCTCTCACCGACACGTCCGAGCGCACAAGGATCAGAACAGCAATCATCTTTGCTGCCGAAAAGAAAGGCATCGGCAAAGATATTAAAAAAATATTTAACGAAGTTGACAAAGCTAAGGCAAAGGCGAATGCCGAATACCTTGACTCCATTAAAAATCAAACTGAATTTTCTTTTTTGGACAAGCAGCTCGACTGTGGCCGCTGGGTGGCAAACAATGACGGTATATGCACTATCAATAAAGATGGTGTGTGCAGATATGCTTCGAAAATGCCTTTCGCACCTATTGCTCTCCTTGAAAACGATTCGTCCGGCATTGAAAAGGTCATGCTCGCATTCTCAAAAGACGGTATACATAAGAGAACAATAATCTGTGACCGTAATACAGTTGCTTCCGCCTCAAAAATAGTCACACTCGCAAACAAGGGACTTGAGGTAACATCAGAAAACGCCAAACTGCAGGTTGCGTACATATCAGATGTCATTACAGAAAACATCAAAACCATTGACGTGTTCAAAGCATACTCACAGCTCGGCTGGTGTTCGGCAGGCTTTGTTCCTTATGCCTCTGATGCCGTGTTTGACGGAGAAGAATCTAACCGTCATCTTTATCGTGCCGTGTCAGAAAAGGGCGATTTCGAAGTCTGGAAGAACGCTATGATGTCTCTTCGAGAGAACGAGCAGATAAGACTGACCATGGCGGCTTCTTTTGCCTCTGTTCTCATTGAAAAAGTCAACGGTCTGCCCTTCGTGTTCCATCTTTACGGCGGCACAGGTACCGGTAAGACGGTAGCATTGAAATGTGCAATGTCGATATGGGGAAATCCCGGAATGGGCAAGCTCGTCAGAACAATGAATATGACGTCAAACTCCATGCTCAGCACAGCCGCTTTTCTGAACAATTTACCCTTCGCAGGAGATGAACTGCAGACAATCAAGAGTCGTTTCAATGATTATGACCAGCTGATTATGCAGATTACAGAAGGTATCAACCGTGGTCGTATGACATACGACAAGATGGAAGAAACAAAGACGTGGAACTGTGCCTTCTTGTTCACCGGCGAAGAACCGTGTACGCACGTTGGTTCAGGCGGTGGTGTTAAAAACAGAGTCATTGAGATCGAGGTCACTTCTCCTCTCTTCGAAGCTCAACGCGGTAACGAAACAACATCCATTGTCGAAAACAACTATGGACATGCCGGTAAAAAGTTTATTGAACACATTTCAAAAATCGACAGTTCGGATCTTGTGGGAAAGTTCAGGCTTCTTTCATCTGAGCTTACTAAGATGGCAGGAACAACAGAAAAGCAGGCTTCTTCAATGGCGCTGATGATGCTGGCCGACAAGCTTGCTTGTGAATGTCTTTTTGATAATGATGATCCCATCACCTTCGATACTGCTACCAAGTATCTCATTAACGAAGATGAGGTTGATGTGGCAGAAAGAGCATACCAGTGGCTTATAAGCTACATAAGTGCAAACAAAATCAGATTCCTTGATACAGCTCAAGGAAACCACGGAGAAATCTGGGGTGCCGACAGAAACGACTATCTCTTGTTCAATGCAGAGATACTCAGAAACGAAATGAAGAAGGCAAACTACTCATTCGATGCAGTCAAAAAGAAATGGGCTATAAAAGGGTATATCAACAAGCCCGACTCCAAACATTTTGCCGAAAACACATCAGTTTGGGGCGGCGCCAAAGCTCCCCATATAAGAGTTGTGCTTCCAAAGCAAGAAGATGTTGAAGATAACACGGATTACGAGGAAGTGCAGTTATGACAAGAGATTCAAGCACCATTCTCAATGACATCAAATACTGCATCCGAACCAACACTCCCGTTGATTTTCTCGGATGCGGTGGATACAAGCCTCAAAGAATAGTCTTGAGGTATCAACATAGTTGGGTGTATGACGTACATCTTCAGGATCCGAAAAGAACCGATGTAAAAATCATCTGCTCACCATCAGATATCTGTTGTCCCTGTTACGATTTCCCGGAAGAAATCATGCAAATACCGAAACTCGCCGCTTTCGCTCTCAAGAGAAAGGTCCCTGTTGATTGCGGTGAGGACGGTATCCGCACCTGCGCCGGGATTCATCTCGTTTTTGAAAACGATGAATGGCATCTGATAGCAGAGCTTCACGATGTAAACAAAATAAACCCCGTTATTTATAATCCGGTCAATTCTGTAAACTGGCCAAGCTCAGGAGGTGGTTACATATGCGCAAGCTGAGCGAGCAAAGCCGAAAAAAATTAGCTGCTGTAACAGAGTATCTTAATCAATATTCGGTGGCCAAAGAAAGTGCTGCCGCTCTCAACGAGCTTAACATTCATGTACAGGAGGACATCACCAATCCTTCCATCAATGGCAGAGGATACTGTTCCGGAAACGGTAACAAGAAGTCTGAAGGAGCTGCTTCTCCGATTATTCATTCAGAAAACATAAACCCGTTCTGCAAAGAAGAAGCCTCAAAAATCAAAGCTCTTATGGACGAAATAACCTCCGCACTCGGTAAGCTTGAGATGTCTCGCGGAAAAACAATTCTGATGAAGAATTTTCTCTCTGGGCTTACCGAACGTGAGATATGCCGAACCATGAAAATAAGCCACGATACTTATTACCAAAATCGCCGTCGCGCTATGCTTCAGCTCTACGATATTTTAATCGAATCCGATCTTATCGATCCGGTATAAACAAGCACCACACACTCACTCACACAAAGGAGGAATACAATGCGATATGGAAAAATCAGTGATCTTGTCAAAGTGGATTTATACGAACATCACTGTGTAGACGGTAAATGCTCCGGGTGCGGCGACTGCTGTACTGACCTGTTGCCGCTCACCGATGCAGAGCTTGAGAGGTTGAAACGATATGCCAACGAGCATAACCTCAAGGAACACCGTCACAGTCTTTTCTTTGATAAGAAAGCAATCGACCTGACCTGCCCGTTCAGGAACAACGAAATAAAACAGTGTGATGTATATGCCGTCAGGCCTCAAATCTGCCGAGAATTTATCTGCAGTAAAAGCCTCGATATGGCAAAGAAGGACAGAGACAGCTTGTCAGCTTCCCGAATCACCCGGTCACTTCGATACGAGGTGTTCGGAAACAGAGAATCACTTACCATTCTGGCAATGGCAATTAACGCAAGGCTTTGAGGAGGAAGACGATGATAAAGCAGCGAATATGTAAAAACTGTCGTTACCTCCACATGAAGCGCAGGAATAAAGCCGGCGAATCTCTCTGTATGGTCCATCACGGGTATGTGGACGAAGCGGACCTGTGTCCGGATCATCAATTCCATTTCAAGTATCTGGGTATCGTAAATCCGATACACATAACAAGGAGTGATAACTTTGGCAAAACCTTGGACACAAGATGAGATTGATTACTTGTGCGATAAATGGGGAACAAGTCCTATTCCGGCTATCGCATCTAAACTCAACCGCCCTGTTGGAGGAGTGATCGGGAAAGCCCGAAAGCTCGGCTTAAGTGAATTCTTGTTGAATGGTAATTACATATCATTCAGTCAGCTACTCAATGCCGTTACAGGTGGCGGCAGCTATAGTTACAAGAATATAAGCTGGATAAAAAACAGAGATTTTCCGATACATCATAAACGTGTAAATCAATGCACTTTTCGTATTGTTTATCTGGATGAATTCTGGGAGTGGGCAGAAAAAAATCGAAGCTTTCTGGATTTCACAAAATTCGAACCGTTATCGCTCGGTCAGGAGCCTGAATGGGTTGCCGAGCAGAGAAAGATTGATTTTCAAAAGAAGAGAATCGCAAAACAAACACCTTGGACGGTGCAGGAAGACGAAAGATTAAAGTGTCTCTTGAAACAACACAAATACACTTATTCCGAACTCGCCGCATTGCTTCAACGTTCAGAAGGTGCCATACAAAGACGGTGTACGGATCTGAACCTCAAGGAAAGACCCGTAAAGATTGACAATCACGGACCGACAGCAATATGGACGGAAGAACATTATAAAATTCTTGCTGAAGGTATCCGTTCCGGACAAGCTTATGCACTCATTGCACAGAAGATCGGCAAGTCTGAAAAAGCTCTTCGAGGAAAGATTTACAATGTTTATTTCACCGAAAATGCCGATAAAGTCAGAGCAATGCTCGGTAACGGTGAATGGGGACACGGAGCTCCGCCTTCACCTACCGTCAAACAAGGTAAGACCTTGGCGGGATATCGTGTAACCGTAAAAAAAGAGTTAACCGACCTTGTTACCATCCTTCGATACCATGTGAACAAAATGGGCTATGACCCATATTGGCAGCGTCTTACTTGTCAGCATTGGGATGGAATAATGGGTTGTTCTGCAGGCGGCACCGACTGCGATTCCTGCACCGAATATCTCCGCATCAAACCTCAATATTGTTGTCGATGTGGCGGTACATTTTACGAAAGAAAAGATAACAAATTCTGCCCCGATTGCAGAGAAGCAAGAAAGAAACAAGCTCAAAAGCATTGGGCAAAAACAAACAGAAAGGCTGGTTAATATGATTGGATCTTACACCGAAAACTCTATAAAATCCGCACTGGACAGTGTTCAGAACTCGGAACTTTCTCCCGGTGACAAAGCGTGCGTTGCTTTCCTCTACGGATACCTGCAGGGCACCATAGAGAAGCTCGAAAAGTCACAGTCAGAGGTTGAAAAGCTCCGCAAAAGAGATACACCTATGGCCGCCATTCCAAAAGGCTGCATTAACGCCGTAATGTGTCCTCACTGCAAAGCGACATTGAACGGGACACCCGATTTCTGCAGCAAATGCGGTCAGAAATTATCATACAGTCAAGCACAATAATTCATCCAAAGGAGATTACAAATGAATAAAATACCTTACGAAGAAAGAATTGAAACCTACAGAGACGCCCTCACCGTTTGGGGTCTCAAAGCACAAACTTTGATGGCAATCGAAGAGATGGCAGAACTCACAAAAGCTATTTGCAAAATGGATCGAGGCGGTTCAAAAGAGGATCTCATTGACGAAATCGCCGATGTAACAATTATGCTTGAGCAGCTCCGTTTGTTCTTCGGAATCAATCAGGAAGTATGCGACAGAATGGACCAGAAGATAGAAAGGCTCTCCAAGCGTCTCGCTAATGAATCGGTCTCGGCGGCAGAGCTTGAGCTTATTTCACAGGCTGCCGGAAGAAGCTACAAAGCTGAAGATGTCGCGATTTTCGAGATAACCCTTTGTGACAACGAGGTTGATTCTTCTGGTGAGAAATTCACCACTGACGCATTGAAAGGTCTCTCAAAACTCTTTATCGGCAAGACTGGAATTCTTGATGGTGACGCTTCCAAAAGATCCGGAACGGCCAGAATTTTTTCAACAGAACTTGTTACCGATGACACACGGCTCACTGCTGACGGAGAACCGTATTCATACATAAAAGCAAAAGCTTTTTCAGTAAAAAACGCTGACAACAAGCCTCTGATTTCGTCACTCAGATCAGGTGCAAAAATAGAAACCACTGTCGGGTGCAGCGTCTCAAATATAATCTGTTCTGTATGCGGACTGAATATAAAACGCGGTATTTGCAAGCATAAAAAAGGTGTTGTTTACGAAGGTAAAAAGTGTGTTTTTCATCTCACAGAACCGAGTGTAGCATACGAATTTTCAGTAAACATTACCTCTAAAAAAGAGCCTTCAATATCCTGCACGGTACTCAAAAGCTTTATGAAAGGAGTGGAAAACTATGACGCTTAAGCCTATTGCAGACAGAGTAATCGTTAAGATTCTTGAGGTCGAAAAGACAACAAAGAGCGGCATAATCCTCTCTGTTTCTGAACAGGAAAAGCCTCAAATTGTAGAGGTTGTTTCCATCGGCGCCGACGTGGATGCAGACCTTTCTCCCGGTGATAAAATCATCGTTTCGAAGTATGCCGGGACAGACGTTAAGCTCGAAGACGGCACCTATTCGATAGTCCGTCAGAACGATATTCTCGGTGTTCTTGAGGAGGGTGATTATGAATAAGGATCAGCTCGACAGGAACGAATACGAAAACAAAATATTTGTGATTTTGAGAGACATGACACGCGCTGATGAAGCCGCAGGTGAGCAAAAATTCACTGCAAAAGTTAAAGACGGGACCGTCATGGTGACCGCCAAAGGCAGAGAAATAACGATTATTTTCACTCCTTCAGACGAGAGCAAAGAGCCTGAAACATATGTGAATCGCATCACACTTTCCCTCCGTCAGCTGGCTAACTTACAGCTGGATTTATCTACTGTAAAATACTCGAAAGAACTTTAAAGTAAATTTTCACAAACCGTAACTTGTACTAAAAGCTCCGAAATCGTACTACGAAAACGGATAAAAAACAGTTTCAAAATTTAGACAAAATTGACCCCCTAAAAAATCGGTCGTCATAGCTTGTAATGAGAACATTTCGTCATATGACAACATTATAGGGGACGACGAAAAGAAAGGAAAAATCATGGCAAAACCAGTTAATTCAAAATACAGAGAATTGGTCAAAATGTTTGATTCTCTTACTGGCTCAAGAGGAGCTTGGGAAGTATGGAATGACACAATCACAATATTGGCCGTTTCGCTTTCTAATTCTTTTGATGTTTGTAATAAGAGAAAAGAAGAACGTGAAAAACTCTACGGAGACATTTCAAACAAATACACCAGCGAAGAACTTGCTGTTATGGTGCAAATTTTTACTAAGATTACACTCCTTCTCGAAGAAAATCCCGATCAAGATCTGCTTGGCGATTTATATATGAATTTGAGCTTTGGTTCAGCCGCTCTCGGTCAGTTTTTCACTCCGTATTCTGTATGCCAAATGATGGCGAAATGTTCCGTTCAGAAAGAATGCGTTGAAAGCCAGATTAAAAAAGACGGTTATATTATTGTCAACGAACCAGCCTGCGGTGGCGGTGCCAATGTAATCGCTGTGGCAAACCGTTTGAAAGAAATCGGAATTAATTATCAACAAAGTGCATTTTTTGTTTGTCAAGACCTATCACAAGTAACTGCTCTGATGTGCTACATTCAGATGTCATTACTTGGAATGGCTGGTGTTGTAATCATTGGCGATACATTGATGAATCCGAATATACCAACTCAGTTCGGCCTCGAATCCCTCGACAACGTCTGGATGACACCAATGTATTATTGGGATAACTGGTCAATCAGACGAATTGCCACTCTTATGGATGAACTATTCGCCACAAAAAGCTTATATAGGAGGTTGTGAGATGATATCTCAAAAAGAATTAAATAAATTCAAAGCTTACCTCATCGAAGAAGAAATGGCTCCAACAACGATTGATAGTTATCTCTTTTCGGTCAAACTCTTCTTCCAAAAATATAAAGAACTCACAAAAGTAAATATTGTGAATTTCAAGTCAGAACTGCTCGAAACAGTTTCTCCAAAAACGGTAAATCTAAGATTATGCGGAATTGCAAAATACTCCGAATTTAAAAATATACCGATAAAAATCAAACGAATTAAAATTCAAGAAAAAACATCGGTTGAAAATGTTATTAGTATTAAGCAGTTCGAAAAGCTGATAACTTCTCTTCAAGAAGACGGCAATGAACGTTGGGCTACATATTTCTTGATACTTGGAAAGACGGGGGCAAGGGTAAGCGAGGCAATCAGATTCACAAAGTCGGACTTGGATAGAGGTTTTGCAGAAATGCACACAAAAGGAAAAATAAGAAAAATTTACTTTCCAAAATCATTAATTACACAGATAGAACACTTTTATGAGACATCAGAGCCTTCAGAGTATTTGATTGTAAACAGATACGGACAACAAATGACGACAAGAGGCGTAAGTCAGGAACTGAAAAACTATTGTAAAAAATATGGTATACCTGATAATGTCGCTCATCCTCACTCCTTCAGGCATATGTTTGCAATTGAGTTTCTCAAAAGGAACAACAATATTTCGCTACTTGCAGACTTGCTTGGTCATGGTGACATCAGCACAACAATGATATACCTTAGGCAGTCCCAAAAAGACCAAATTAAAGCGATTAATAAAGCCGTAAATTGGTAAAGGAGAAAAAATGGACTGTAAAAAAGAAGTAATACGAAGCATCACAATGAAATATGCGCCTTTTGTTTCTTCTGATTTGTTAGCGAAGCTTGAGGGTTTATTGATTATGGAATTGCACAATTACACAGTAGAAAAGCAAGAAACAGCTCTTTCCACTTATGTTGAAACTCCGAACGAAAAATACCTCAAACAATTCCTTGCAATTAAAAAAATCAACGGATTAAGCGAAAGAACATTAAAATGTTACATTCAAGAAATTAGCTATTTCTTCCGTCATATTACAAAACCGATAAAAGAAATAACGACGGATGATATCAGATTTTATCTTGCAAGTGAGCAAATGAATAAGACCATTTCAAATGTAACTCTTGACAATAAGCTACGTTGCTTGCGGTCGTTTTTTAAAACATTGCGAGTTGAGGGTTTTATACCATGTGATCCGACCGAAAAAATCACAAAAATAAAATCCCCGAAAGTAATCAAAAAGCCTTTTTCTGATGACGAACTTGAAATATTAAGAAAATTCGCAATGAAAGAAAAGCGAACGAAAGCAATTGTTGAATTTTTAGCCTCTACAGGATGCCGTGTTGGCGAAGTATCAAATGCAAACAGAACAGATATTAAAGATGACAAACTCGTCATTACAGGCAAAGGCAATAAGCAAAGATATGTATATTTGACAGCAAGAGCGAAATTAGCCTTAGAAGACTATTTTGCAACACGCACGGATGAACACGAAGCCATTTTTATTGGCTATAAAAATAACAGCAAAAATCAACCTCAACGGCTTGCGGTCGGAAGAATCGAACAAATAATAAGAGATTTGGGGCATGAAGCAGGGGTTGAAAATTGTCATTGTCACAGGTTCCGACGAACAACCGCAACACAAGCTTTGAAGAACGGAATGCCAATTGAACAAGTGTCAATGATGTTAGGTCACGAAGAATTGACTACAACACAAATCTATGCTCGTTCTGATGAAGCAGATATACACAACGCACACAAGAAATACGTTAGATAGGAGTAACAAATAAATGATGATAACTAACAAAAATACACCTTTGACCGATGGAGAAATGTTTACGATTCTTCAGGAATGTATAAAACACGAAAATTGTTTTACCTGTCCGTATACCGACGGGGATACCGCATGCAGGCTCTTAAAGGTGGATGAAGTATTGGCCCTCACGGTCCGCTCGTATTCGGAGCTTGAAAAAATAAAAAGTCTCTCTCTTGTTCCGCTTCCTCTGAGCAATTTTGAAACAAAAACCTGCAGCGATTGCGTCTGTAAAGAAATATGCGATGTCTACACCGATGATGGCCGCTCTGATACCGCTCCGGGTGATGAAACCATCTGCGATTTATTCAAAAACAAGAATCTGTATATTAAGCTTCCCTTCGAAGTAGGAGAACACATTTACACCATCGCTGATGACTTCGATTCTGAAGCACCTTATGTAAGCAGAGAAACAGTAACTGATATAAGCACCAAGGGTGTCTGGATAAGCGGATTCAATCCTGCTCAAGACGATTGTTCTTTTCTTGTTCCTTGGGAGGATTTCGGAAAAGACTTCTTTCTTACTCCCGAAGATGCCGCAAAAGCATTGGAGGTAATGAAATGAGCTTAACGGATAACGAGATTATAAAGGCTTTGGAAAAAGCGGCTAACGCTGATTGTAACCGTTGTTCTTTTAACAATGAAAATTGTGACGGTGAAGATTGTGACAAATACATTGCTCAAAAAATCCTTGACCTCATCAACCGTCTTCAGGCCGAAAAAGAAGCCCTTATAGCCGGGCAAGAAACACTTCAGAAGGCTCTGGCAGAGAAGGACAATGAAATAAAACGTCTTCAGGAAAGAAATATCATTTTAAGAGGTGCGGTCGATACTCAAAAGAATGACAATAAGAGGCTGGCAGGTTATCTTGCAGATTCAATTTCACACGAACCCAGAAGCGAGGCTGAAATCAAAGCTGAAGCATACAAAGAGATTATCGAGAAGTTGAAAAGTAAGCTCTACATTTGTGATGATAATTTCAACCCTGTTGTAACCGAAAAAGAAATTGACGATACTTTTAAAGAAATGGCGGGTGCATCAGATGCTTGAAGGTCTTGACAAGCTTGGAAACGCCGTTCGGTCTGAGAGATGTTAAGCTCCCGGCAAATACCGTTGCCGTTCACCGTGTCCTTAAGGAGCAGAAAGTCAAAGTTGATGAGGAGCAGGCCGCCCGTGTTGCCTGGCGTATCATTAAGGACTGGGTTGATGCTCAGATGGCTATCCTCGAATCGGAAATGGTTAGAATGGATGAAATCTTCCTTCCGTATATGATTGCCGATAAGACCGGCAACACAATGTATGAGCTCTACAATAATAATCAGTTGTGTTTGGAGGAGTAACGATGCGTGAGATTATTTTCAGAGGCAAATTAAAAGCTGATAACGGCGAACACAAAAAAGGAGACTGGGTCTATGGTGATCTTGTCAGAATAAAGGATGGAGACAATGTCAAGTCCTTTATATACGGCTTCGGTGAAGTTAACCCCAAAACCGTTGGTCAGTTTGTAGGATTGACCGATAAGGATGGCAAGAGGATTTTTGAAGGCGATATTGTCGATGATGGTGAAATCCCTATTGGCATTGTGGAATACAATCAGATTATCGCTTGTTTTATCGGCAGAATAACAGACAGCACACCAAAATGTTTGCATTGGTCAATGCTTAACAAAGGAGACCCAACAAGGCAAACACAGCTTGAATTCACCCGCGTAATCGGAAATATTCACGACAACCTTGAATTGATAGAAAGAGGTGGTTAAAATGCGTGAAATATTGTTTCGAGGCCAAACACGTTCTCGAAATGAATGGCTTGAAGGCAGCCTTATATTTTATCCTGATGTAAATCGAGCCTTTATTTCTCTCGGCGAATACAAAGGAATCGGCGGATTCCTTGAAGTGAAAAAAGATACCGTAGGACAGTACACAGGCTTGACAGATAAGAACGGCAAGAAAATTTTTGAAGGTGATATACTTGAAAACTTCATCGGCCAAAAATGTGCTGTTACATATGAATCTGGTTATTATTATCCTTTGATTGCGTTCCCTGAATTCCGGTGTTGGAGTACCAGTGAGTGCGTAGTCATCGGCAATATACACGATAACCCCGAATTACTTAAAGTACCCAAGGAGGAATAATCTATGCTCCGAATCCACGTTGGAATCCCGCCTTAGCTCGCTCATCGGCGCAGAAACTCTCTTTCCACATAACAAATTTTAAAAACGAAAGGAACGATAAAAATGTTCAAGTACAAGAAACTTTACCTTGCTCAGAAGGCAGAAAGCGAAAGACTCGCAGCCGAAAACGGCGCACTCAGAAAAACCGTTACCGATATGAACGGCGCAGTTCAGAGGTCGGCTGACGAAATAGCAAACCTCAACAGACAGCTCACCGATAAGCAGATTGCTCTTGACAAGGCAAGGGAACAGACCGAAACCTCACGTGCAGATGTAAAAGCCCTTGAGGATAAGATAGTCGAAAGAGAATCAGAACTCGACTCCACAAAAAATGCTCTTACGGAACAGATCAAAAAGGTTGAGGAGCTCGAAGCCAGTCTTAAAGCCAAAGAGAAAGCCCGCACCGTTGCTACAGCAAACCTCAAAAGAGAAACGGAAGCAAATGATGCTCTGCGTAAAGACCTTGCTAAGAAGGATGCCGAAATCGCTGAACTCAATGAGCAGGTTGTTAAGCTCTTCGAAGACAACGAGAGCCTCGAACACAGCCTTGCTTCTTCCGTTGAGGACGGTAACGCTCTCAAGGGTCAGTGTTCCGGATGCAAATTCGAAGGCAACTACCACAAATGCACATCTTGCCTCAGAGGCCATGCAGAAGACAAATTCACTCCCGCCGAGCCTGAAATAAGCTCCTCTGTAGACGATACAAATTCCGCAAACGATGAAACCATCATTGAGGAAGGCGCAATCATCGGAGAACCCGTCAATATGGAGGATGTTCCTCTCGATGCAGACGTTGCAGAACTCAAAGAGATGGAAATCGAAATGGATACCGTTCCTGATGCAGAACCCACGGCCGATATGGACGTTGCCGAGCTGAAGGAAGATGAGGTCACCCTCGATGTTCCCGCTCCTGAAGCTGCTCCCACACCCGCACCCGCCTCTGAAAACAAAGCTCCCGCCAAGAAGAAGACCAGCAGAAAGAAAAAGAAGGCTGCCAAGAAGAAGTAAGCTCTTAATAGTTGCCAAACCAAATTAACATAACAAAAGCCCGCCGAGAGTTATTCCGGCGGGTTTCTTCATTTTCTCTTCACTTTTTACGCAAATATCAATAAAATAAGTAAAATATTCTAACTATATCTTCAGTTATTTCACTTCTAAATTAAAAATTTCACTTATTTTTTAGTTACAATAATCATTACAATTGTCATTACTTCCTTATAAATTACATTATATTGCGCTTGATTTGTGATACACTTTTGATACACTTTTACACGATTTTACACGGTTTTTTACGGTTTAAGAAAAATAAACGGATTTTTAGAGCAAAAAGGAAAACCGCCCGAACCGTTGATATACAACGATTTGAGCGATTTGCAATGGTGATCCATCGGAGATTCGAACTCCGGACACCTTGATTAAAAGTCAAGTGCTCTGCCTGCTGAGCTAATGGATCATATGCCGTCTTTTCAGACAGCT